TTTTGTTAATAAATTGCTTCCCATCGGAGTGTTTTCTTTTGTCCAAGTTAACACTATGTTCGTAGAATCAACATTACAAACCGCCTCACAATACTGGTTTAATAGTTTTAATCAATATTGACTGCATTGTTTTCCGGCGCGTTAGCATATAATCTAAAATTCCGAACACCGGCCGAGGAACTAGCGTAATCCATTTTTGCGTATAACTGAACTAAATCCCCTCTATTCAAACCGCTAATAGTTTCGTTATATGTTTGATACGCAAGATTAGTCGTTTGCCTTTCTGTTCCAACAGCAACTCCATTAACATAAATCCTTCCTCTAACATTTGCACCTGCGTCACTTTTTAAGTCAAAACTAACACTTAACGCTCCCCTTAACCCAAGGACTATTTCTTTTCTCTTAACCCAACCAGTGCCGGCTCCCATTGTGCTTCGTTCAGTATCGGCGGAAGTTAAAAGAATTGAACCAGATGAATATGCTTCCATAGCGTCCACATACGCCTTTCTCACCGCCTGATTATCCGTTGTCGGGTCACTGGCGGGCAGGACGGGGATAGAACCGAAAGTTTTGACGCCATTAACGGTTTCGTTGCCGGTGGTGGAAACTTTGCCCCCCAAAGCCGTAGCCACACCCGCAGGGATATTGGTCGTTGTCGCCAGCTTCTTGGGCGTAACGATCCGCTCATCATCCGTCCCGTTATCGGTTTCCGCTTGTGTTGCCAATTCGGCCTTGCCCGGCGTGCTTTCGGTGGCATCGGGGACACCCGCGGAAGCCATGTCGTCAACATACTTTTTGTTTGCCATTTCATAATCGGCAGTCGGCGCGGATGAAGGGATAACCGGAACATAAGAAAATGTTTTAATTCCGGCGATTGTCTGATTTCCGGTCATTGCCACATAGTTGGTGTCAACATAGGTTTTGATTGCTTTTTGGCTGGCCAGCTTGGTATCTGAATTTGCCGCCAGCGTGCCATCGGTATCAAGATTTCTTACCAATATCGCGGTTGACGTTGTGGTCAACAAACTGGCGGTAATATCAGTATCCAAAGTCAAAGTCTTTGGCGTTGTCCCGCCGGCAATAGTAAAGCCGACAGTTTCTTTAGTAAGCGTCAAATTGCTCAACAATGACAACAAAGTGGTTTTGTAGGTTGCCGTTCCCGCGGCATTAGAAAACAAAAGATAGTCCGCCGCCGCGATTGAATGAGTATCAAATTCGGTTATTTTTTTTGTTGCCATAGATTTATCTTTTTGCTTGATTGCTTATCTCATTTTCCCCCAACAAAATATAATCTCCCTGCTCGCTTAAAATATATATTGGCGATTGTTTCGTGCTTTCTTGCGCCGCTAAAAGAACATCCCTCGCAAAACTATTGATTGATGAGTTGCTTCTTTTTGCAGAGTTGCCGTCCGTTGTGCTTCTTTTTGGTTGATTGGTCGGCATAGTTTATCGGTTATTGGAAAACACGGGAATTATCCGCCGCGGGATGTCTTTTGTTTTGTCCCCCAAAAGCCTCGCTTCGGCGCGTTGCAATGCCAAATTCATATCGCGGAAAAGCCTCTCGGAGTTCTTTTTGTCGTGGTCGCGGCAATACTCATAAGATGGTTTCAGCCACAAATAATCTTGGCAAAGCGGGTCAATTCCGGCCACTTTTGTAGTATCCGATGAAGTGAAGAAGTCCGGCTCGCGGTCAATGTATGCCTTAATCCCTCCCGTGGCGTCATAACTAGGCACAGGGTCAAGAAAGATTGCCATTCCCACTTGGCTGTATTTGGACGGTTGTCCTTCAATATCTTGCCCGTCCCAAAATCCGGCGGTGTTTCCGTCCGTTTCCATATTCACCCGTTCCATTTCGTGGAATACTCCCGATTGGTCAGCCACCATCAATTTGTTGATTGAAAGGATAATGTTGTTCTGTTCGTCTTTATCCAAATAATAATCTCGGTATCCGTCCTCCAAATCCAAAGTGATGAAAGGATTGGCGGTATGATTGTTGTCATCATAAGCAATCTTTCGGTTCTTCAAAGCAATCGCCACCAAATCGCGAAAAGCAAGGTTAACATCCGTTGCCTTGTTCGCCAGCGTGTATGATGTCGCGGTAGTCCCGCAAGCCCTGTCTATTTTTGCTACGATCTCGCTAAAAGTCATAAATTTATGTTAATTGACTCATCTTTGGGCGCAGAATTCAACGCCCAAAGTCAACCAACTAACTGGTCGCAAAACTGGTCGCCACCGTGCCACTGCCCAAGATCGTGCCTTCCACCATCCATTGAGTCGTGCTCAAATTGGTTACTGAGAAGCGCGAACCGATGCTCCCGGTTGTCGTCCCGTCCATACTGATAGCAATATAGCTGTCTGACGCCAACGCAGGATAAGCTACCAACGCATCGCCGGTGTCGGTGTCAACCCCGAAAAGATTGCCCACCAGCAACTCCGTTTCTGCGGCGGTAATAACTTTGGCCGCGCCGGATGTCGGACTGACGGTCATCATAAATTCATAAGTTAGTCCGACAGTATTGGCCGGAAGCGTTACGGTGCAACCAGCCGCGCGGTCAAAGACAAAGATAGACCCGCTGTCATCTTTGGTAAGCGTATAGGTCGCGCCCACCGCAGCGGCAGAGATTATCTTTTTTTTGTTCGTCATCCCGTCAAAATTGGGATTAAGTCCATTAGGTGTTGCCATAGGTTTAAGAATTTAATTTAGCTTCCAACTCGGCCTTTTTGCGTTCAAATTTAATCGGATTTTGTTTTGCGTATCTTTCCACCAAATCCCGATAAGCATTCTTGTCCGCAGGGTCAACGACTTTCAGCGCCGATTTTCCACGCACCGCAAGCATATCCGTAGAAGCCTTTTGCTCGGCTTTTACTTGCGCCAATTCGCTTTTAACTGATTGCAACTCGGCCAAGACTTGATTGAGCATATCGGCGTTTAGAGCGTCCGTTTTTTGGACAACTTCCAGCTCTACTGTTTTTTTAACTTTATTTTTTTTGTTCATATCTTTTTTTCCTTTTTGAGGGGCGTTTGGAGCGTCCGTTTTTTGGACAACTTCCAGCTCTACTGTTTTTTCAACTTCCTTTTTTTTGTTCATATCTTTTTTTCCTTTTTGAGGGGCGTTTGGAGCGTCCGTTTCTGTGGGAACCGGTGCGCCCCAAAGACCCCTCAAAAGAGGGGTTAAAACTAGGCGATGGTGATGTCAATAATCATTGACGCGATCTCGTGCCATACCTTAAATCCGGCATAAGTCACGCCACAGATTTCTTTACCGGTTTTACCCGACACTCCCTTTTCATCAAAGGTCACGCCGCGCGGTTGCGCGTATGTCGCCAAACCCTTCAGTCCAGCCACGCGATGGCCAGCGTTGGTATAGGTTTTGGTGCCGGTGGTCGCGTCCGCGAAAGTTCCGGACGGCACGACATAAATATCAATCCCCGCCAAGGAAGTGATTTTGCCGTTTTTCAATGCCGCGTCCGCGGTTGAAAAGCCGTTGGTCATCGCCGCAAGCTGCACGCCGACCAAGTCAGTGTTTTCAATCACCAAGAAAGGTGTTTGGAATGCGTTAGCATAACCTGCCCATTTGGAATTCAAATTGGCAAGAATGGTCAACACGTTCGCCGCCGTGGTGAACCCGCCAGTCGGAGTGGTATAGGTTCCGGTCCCATCTTCGCAGAGGTTGTTTAGGACCCAATTATCCACTGCCGCCGCCAAAGCATAGGTCTGCCGGTCAATCCGGTCAGCCATCATATCAAACTGGCCCAACAGCGTCTCAAAATCAAAGACGTGTTCGCCAACAATAAATTCATCGGTCACCGTCAGGTAATCGTTGGTGGTCGTCCAATCAGTGACGTTGTAAGTCCCGGCCAATGCCTGAACCGTTACCGTCGGCGTGGCGCTGTAAGGGTCTTTGATTAGATAATTGTCGCTGGTATCCACTTGACAAATAGCCGGCGCGACAATCGCGTTCTTCAAATAAGTCTGAAACGATGAAGAGCGATATTTCTCTCTCCAAGTTTGCGTTCCTTTTGTATTTCCCATAATCTGTTTTATTTAACAATTTACACCCACAGATTTGGTAAATACCCCACAGCTATTTACCCGCTCTTGCTTTCATTCTGGCCAGCGCGAGACGATCCATTTCGTCATCCGTTTCGGGGACTTTCCCTGATTTGAATTCCGACAACAGAGAGTCTTCGCTTTTCTGTTGAACTCCGCGTCTTCCCGCGCCGGTATTTGTCGCGGCGGCGGTTTTGCGGTGCTCTTCATTTTCAGCCAGCGTTGCCTTGACCACGCTTGATTTTAGGGCTTCCGCAACGGAAATTCCCTTAAATTTTGCATAATCAAGAACAACATCAATATCATCATCAACAGCGATATTCGCGTTCGTTAATGCGATAATATCACGTGGAGATAACTCCTCACCTTCTTTGTTTTTAGGAGTTTTCTCTCCCTTGAAATCGCCTTTTGAAGCTTTTTCTGCTTTCTCGGCGCGAATTTTGTAATTTTCCGCAAGTTCTTTGGCCTTTTCGGCTTCTTTGGCTTTTTCGCTCAAAGATTTAAATTCTTGCGCCAATAACTCCGATTTTTTGTCTTGAATGGCTTGTTCTTTATCCTCATCGGATAAATCCGCCAAACTCTCCGCAAAATCAGTATCCGCGTCCAATCTCTCTTGGATTAAGGCGTCCAATTCGCCGATATTTTGGTTTTCCATAGAATGTTTTTAGGGGTTGACTTCTCCCCGATTATTATTTGTTTGAATTTTGTTGCAATCTTTGTATCGTTTCTTCCGGCGTTTCATCTTTTCTCCCCGCTAAAATTTTGATTTCATTCAATCTCTGTTCCACATAATTGATAATAAAATTATGCGCAATCAATCCAATATAGATTGAGTCAGTTTCGTCGTTTTCTCTGTCAAAAACATTGCCCGGAGCATTGATAAAATCAGTAAAAACAATGTGTTGGTCTTTTTCCGTTTCCAGAAAATCAAGTTGCTGGCGCAAATAATCAATCACGTTTCTCCTTGATTTGATTTGCAATTCCGCTCTGTCCAAATCCAAATCCTCAATCCTGGGAGAAAAGAACGACCACGCATTGCCGCATTGCAATATGGGTGCGTTACCGTCCAATTCCGGCAAAAACATTTTGCGAATTGCCGCCATCGTCCCCGCCTGCTTGTGAAATGTTGTTTTAATAATTGACATTTCCACCGCGTCCATCGGCAACTGAAAAAATACCTTGCGCAAGATTTTCAACATTTTATCATCTTCGCTATCCGCGAAAATCTGCTTGATAATCTGCAACTCTTCGTTTGTGAACCTTGTTTTTTGCATACTTTTTTTTCGTCCCCATAGCGCTTGCCCAACCTCGTGAGAAAAGGCAAGCGCTGTGAAGCACGAGGTTAATTATTTATTATTTATAGACAAATGTTGCCGCGATACTCGTGCCGCCGACCACCACGCACAATCCGGCGTCAAACTGCAAATCTCCAAAATCAATTTCATCTCCCGCCGTTGGCGTATAAGTATCAAGCAATATCTTCCCCGTCGCCCCGGTCCCGTTTTCAAGCGTTGTCTCTCCCCAAGAGTAATTAGCCAGCGTTGTCGTAGTGGCGATTGAGTTCTGCGCGATCCCCGTAAGTCTTGATTGGACGGTCTGCGAATCATCCGCATTGGTCGTGGCAATAACTGTCGGATGGGGCAATGTCCCTGTGCCGTAAGTTGTGCCTGCCGTCCCTGCGCCGTTAATCGCGGCTTTCAAGTTGTCCAAAAATGTTGCCTCATCGGTTTCCCACAAAACTTGATAAGGAATTGCGGGTAATCCGTGCGTTTCGGCCAAGCTGGTAACTGCGGTGTAAGTAATGCTCCCGATAGTAATGGTCGCATTGGTCGTCGCCACTCCACCGGCCATTACCGTATCGCCCCAAGCATAATTATTCAATGTCGTTGTTGTCGCGATTGAGTTAGCCGCCGTGCCGATAACCTTTGCCACGATAGTCTGTTCGGTATCGCTGTTTGTGGTGGCGATAACATCGGCGTGAGCTACTGTCCCCGCGCTGTAATCCGTCCCCGCCGTTCCAGAAGCGTTAATGGCTTTTTTGAAATTGTCCAAAAACACCGCTTCACTGGTTTTCCACAAGATGTAATTGGGCACAGGGTCAAGACCAATACTTTCCGGCAATGTCAATACCGCCGTATATACCGTTGCGCCGATAGTTATCGTTGAGGCGGTAGTCGCCACTCAATCTTGCATTGTCGTATCTCCCCAAGCATAATTGGCCAATGTCGTTGTCGTTGCGATTGCATTTGCCGCCGTGCCAATAGTCTTTGCACGGATAACTTGTGTGGTGTCAGTATTTGTTGTAGCAATTACCGTTGTGTGTGCAACTGTGCCGGTGCTATACTCGCTTCCCGCTGTGCCCGTGCCGTTGATAGCTTTTTTGAGATTATCCAAAAATACCGCTTCGCTGGTTTTCCACAAAACCTGATTGGCAACCGCGGTAAGCCCGAAAGACTCGGACAACTCTTTTACCGCGGTATATACCGTAGTGTTGATGGTCACTGTCGCGGCA